TGGTTTATATTTTCCTTTATAAGACATCTAAATACATTATAAGATAAGTAAACATAAAGTATTTAGATGGTGCGTCCTAAAAAAATAGGTGACTTTAAATCCACGATTGGTCATGTTGCACAAACATCCCATTATCAGGTGTTTTTTGATGGATTGTCTGGAAGTCTATTCAGTCACCTAGCCTCAAAAGGGGTTGATAAAAGATTTATAACAGAAAGAGCTGGATTGCTGTGTAATTCTGCCTCTATTCCTGGAAGTACTTTAGGAACAAGTGATATATTTGGTAACTTTACTGGTGTCCAAGAAAAATTTGCCCATACTAGAATTTTTACAGAAATTGTTTTAGATTTTTATGTAGATGCAGATTATAAAATGATTAAATTCTTAGAGCACTGGATAGAGTATATTTCAAGTGGATCTGAAATTAATGGTAGTTCAAGGGTTGATAAATCAAATCCAGCATATTTTTATAGAATGAGATATCCTAGAGGTGATAGTGGTTATAAGAGTGATAGTATTAAAATTGTTAAGTTTGATCGTGATTATGATAATGAAATAGAATATAATTTTATAGGAATGTTTCCTATTAGTTTATCTTCTACTCCTGTTCAATATGGTAGTTCAGATACCCTAAGAGTTAATTGTACTTTTAACTATGAGAGATATGTTTCTGGTAAGAATAAGAGTGTTAATAAAAGAATATTAGGTGATTTTGAAAATTTACTCCCAGAATCTTGGGCAGGTGCCTCTAGATTTTTTGGTAATTAACCCCTATAAATAAAAATACTGAAGTGCTATAAACATTATGCCCTTACCAACAATTTCAACTCCTACCTATGAGATGGTACTACCATCCAGTGGCAGGAAGATTAAATACAGACCTTTCTTAGTGAAAGAAGAGAAGATTCTCATTATTGCAATGGAATCTGAAGACCAAAAGCAAATTACAACTGCTATTAAAAATGTTATTAGTAATTGTATTTTGACTAGAGGTATTAAAGTTGAGAAATTATCAACATTTGATATTGAATATTTGTTCTTAAATATTCGTGGAAAATCAGTCGGAGAAGAAGTTGATGTTATAATCACTTGTCCTGATGACGATAAGACACAAGTTCCTGTTACCATACCCCTTGATGCTATTAAAGTTATCAAAGATAAAAAACATACTAAAGATATTAAGGTAGATGAAAATTTAACGATGAGAATGAAATATCCATCATTATCTGAGTTTATTCAAAATAATTTTAGTGCAGAAAATGGTATTGGTGTAACAGAATCATTTGATATGATTGTTTCTTGTATTGAGCAGGTGTTTAACGAAGAAGAATCATGGAGTGCTTCTGATTGCACTAAAAAAGAACTTACTACTTTTCTTGAGCAATTAAGTTCTAAGCAGTTTAAGCAGATTGAAACTTTCTTTGAGACTATGCCTAAACTATCTCATACATTAAAGATTAAGAATCCTGAAACGGGTGTTGAAAGTGAAGTTGTATTGGAGGGACTTTCAAGTTTTTTCGCATAGGTATGGCGCACACTGATTTAGCGTCATACTTTAAAATCAACTTTGCCTTGATGCAACACCATAAATACTCATTAACGGAGATAGAAAATATGATTCCGTGGGAAAAGGATGTATATGTTGCTCTATTGGAACAATATATTGAAGAAGAAAATTTAAAGCAACAACAACAAAGTGGCATCTAGTATTTCTCTAAAACCAACATTAAGTCCAGCAATCACTGGAGTGGATCCTGGTACTGGGGAATATATGAGTAAGGCGGATAGAATTGCTCACTTTAAAAGAACCAAGATAAGTAGAGATAAAGTTTTTGGTAATAAGAATACATCATCTGCTCTTGCAAAGATAACTCCTTCACAACCTGCTGTTCCTGATGGTGGTGGTGCATTGGTAAAAAAACCTGATGATAAAGGTGGTGGAGATGTCTGGAAGGAAATAACAAATATAAGAAAATCTGTTGAAAAACTACAAGAGACTGTAAAGAAACTATCAGATTCTT